TTATGTGCCTTGTCCAGATTGTCATCACGAACAGAGATTAAAATGGTCTAATGTTAATTGGGAAAAAGATAAACCAGAGACTGCTTGTTATACTTGTGAAGAATGTGGTTCAATTTGGGATGACCCAAAAAGATATAGAGCAGTCAGATTAGGCAATTGGAAAGCGACAGAAGATTTTAAAGGCGTTGCAGGTTTTCATATTAGTGGAATTTATTCTAGTTGGACACCATTGGCAGATGCAGTTAGGGATTTTCTAAGTGCCAAAAAGATGCCAGAAACATTAAGGGTCTGGACAAATGTATATTTAGCTGAAACTTGGGAAGATCAAGGTGAACGTGTAGATGATTATGCAGTTGCAGAAAGAGCAGAATCATTTGGTGATAAGCTAGATGCAAATATAATGCTTTTGACTTGTGGTATTGATGTTCAAGATGATCGATTAGAATTAGAGGTTGTTGGTTGGGGTAAGGATGAAGAAAGTTGGAGTGTTGATTATAGAACTTTATATGGTGATCCATCAACACCACATTTATGGAATGATTTAGAAAATATTTTAAAAAATATTTATGAAACTGAAGATGGTCGACAAATGCAAATTAGATCAGCTTGCATTGATAGTGGTGGTCACTATACACAAGCAGTTTATAATTTTGTTAGACCTAGAGAGGGTAGAAGAATATTTGCGATAAAAGGTATGGCAGGAGAAAGTCGACCAATAGTGTCTAGACCTACAAGAAACAATATTGGTAAAATTAGATTGTTTACTTTAGGTGTTGATAATATCAAGGAGTTAGTTTTTTCAAGATTAAAGATTAATGAAGTTGGTGCAGGTTTTTGTCATTTTCCAGATGATAGACCAGATGAATATTTTAAACAATTAGCATCAAGTGAGAAAATTGTTACTAAATTTCATAAAGGTTTTCCTAGACGTGAATTTGTCAAAACTAGAACAAGAAATGAAGCGTTAGATTGTAGGGTTTATGCGATTGGTGCATTATCTATTTTAAACTTAAATTTAAACGTAATTTCTGATAGAATGCAAAATGAAAAAGTAAAAACAACAGAAGAAGCACCTAAAAGACCTGTTAGACCTAATCGATATAGGGGTAATAGTTTCATTAATGGGTGGAAATAATTAAACTATGGTACAAAATCGCATTTTAGGTTATAGTATCTTGACAAAATAAAATATTTGTAAAAGGGATTTATTCGTGGCTAACCTTTTTAATGCAGACAATGCACCTACAGAAGAACCAGAACAGTTCGTAATAGGTGACTTTATCCAATGGAAAAGAACAGATTTATCAACTGATTATCCAAATACCACTCACACAATGGCATATGTTGCTCGAATAAGAGCAGGTGGTGCTAATGAAATAACAATATCTGGTACAAATTCAGATAGTGATTATCTTTTTACTGCTAATAGTGCTGCTACTGCTAATTATGTTGAGGGTCATTACCATTGGCAGTTGGAAGTTACTGAAACATCTAGTGGAAATAGAATTGTAGTAACAACTGGTGAATGGGAAATAATTCCAGACCTAGATGTTAACAATGCTGATCCACGAACTCATTCAGAGATAATGCTAGATAAAATTGAAACTGTTTTGCAAGGTAGGGCAGATGCAGATGTATTATCTTATTCTATTAATGGTCGTTCTTTATCTAAAATGTCACCAGATGAACTTGTTCAATGGAGAAATTATTATAAAAAAGAATTAGCTATGCATAAAAGAAAAGAATTAATTAAAAGAGGTAAGCCAACAGGTGCAACAATTTCGGTGAGGTTTTAATGGGTATTTTTGATTTTTTAAAACGTGACCAAAATCCAAAAAGAATGAAGAAAAGGAATTATGGTGGTGCAAGAGGTGGTCGCTTATTTGGTGATTTTATTGGTTCTTCTTTTAGTGCAGATAGTGAATTAAGATATAATCTTGAAGTTCTAAGAAATAGATCAAGAGAATTAGTTAGAGATAATGAATTTGCAAAAAGATATATTAATTTAATTAAAACAAATGTTGTTGGTGATAAAGGTTTTCATCTTCAAGTTAAAGCTAGAAATGATGATGGCTCTTTAGATAGAGCAGGAAATGCAATTATAGAAAATGCTTGGAGAAGTTGGGGTCGTTTAGGTAATCCAACTGTTGATGGTCGTATGAGTTGGTTAGATTGTCAAAAATATGCGATTGAAGCATTAGCAAGAGATGGTGAAGTATTTATTAAAAAACTATCTGGCAAAAGATATAAAGATAATTTTAGCTTGCAATTAGTTGAAGCTGATATGATTGACGAAAAGAAAAACGAAGTTCTTGAAAATGGCAATCAAGTTAGAATGGGTGTTGAATTAGATACTTATCACAAACCTGTTGCTTATTATGTCTTAACAAGTCATCCCGGTGATAGGCATTACAATAAAACACAAGGTCAAAAGCATATAAGAGTTCCTGCAGAAGAAATGATTCATATTTTTATGCCAACTAGAACACATATGACTAGAGGTGAACCATTTATGGTTTCTGTTATTAGCACATTAAAGATGTTAGGTGCTTATAGAGAAGCAGAGATTATTGCTGCTAGAATTGGTGCATCTAAAATGGGTATGTTAACAACACCTAATTCAGATGATTTTATGGGTGATGATTTACATGATGGTCATATGCCATTAATTGATGTTGAACCGGGAACATTTCACCAATTACCTGCCGGGTATGATATGAAAATGTTTGATCCAGATCATCCTAATACTGGATTTGCAGAGTTTGAAAGTGCTATGTTAAGAGGTGTGGCATCTGGATTAAATGTTAGTTATGCAGCTTTATCAAGTGATTTATCATCTGTTAATTATAGTTCTATAAGACAAGGAGCATTAGATGAAAGAGATGGTTATAAGAGTTTGCAAGAATTTATGGTGCAACACTTTGCCGAAGTTATCTTCAAAGATTGGTTATCAAGTGCAATGGATTTTGGCACAATACCAATCCCCACAAGTAAATTTGACAAATTTTACGATAACACTTCTTTTAGGGGTCGTGGTTGGAATTGGATTGACCCATTAAAAGAAATAAATGCAGCAGTTGTTGGATTACAAAACGGAATAATGTCGCATCAAGATGTTGCAGCACATTATGGTCGTGATGTAGAGGAAACATTTAGTCAGATTAATCGTGATAAAGAAATGGCAAACCAATTTAACTTATCAATGGCATTTGAGCCATTTGGTCAAAAGTTTCCTGCTGAACCAGAGGTAACTGGTGGAGATGATGATGGCGAAGTATAAAGGCGAAGATATAAACTTAACTCCAACTGATGCTATGGCAAAAGAAGCACAAAAAGGTCTTGATTGGAGAAAAGAGTTTGGTCGTGGTGGCACTGAAGTTGGTGTTGCTAGAGCAAGACAATTAGTAAATCAACAAGAAGTATCTGCTGAAACTGTTAGAAGAATGCATAGTTATTTTTCAAGGCATGAAGTAGATAAAAAGGGTGAGGGATTTAGTCCCGGTGAAGATGGTTATCCATCTGCAGGTAGAATTGCTTGGGCATTATGGGGAGGTGATGTTGGTCAAAGTTGGGCAAGAAATAAAGATAGGCAATTAGACAAGATTGATGAAGATGCAACTAGAGCCATTGAAGATGAATTTCCAGATAAAACAATAACTGCTTTAGAAAATAAAGTAGAAGAACATAATGAAGAACACGGAAGTGCTAAATCAAAAAGAGTTACTTTAGGAATGTTAGCTAAAGTTTATAAAAGAGGAATTGGTGCATATAGCACTAATCCACAATCTGTAAGACCATCTGTTAGTTCTGCTGAACAATGGGCAATGGCAAGAGTTAATTCTTTCTTATTTGCAGTTAGAAATGGCGAGTATAGAAGTGGCAAACATGATACTGATTTATTGCCAGAGGGTCATCCAATGAAAACAGAAGATGAAAGAAGTGAAGTAAACTTAACAAATAGTGAAAATTATGATACATTCGCTAAAGATAAAGAAAGAGGTGCTGAAGTGGAAAATCGTCACGTTGTAGATGTACAAGAAACTGATGAAACAGTTACAGTTGTATTTGAAAAGCATAAAGAAATGCCATCTGAAGAAATGAATGAAGAAAACGAAAATTCATATGAAGATAAAGAAGAAGAAAAGATGGAAGATGATGAAAGAAAAGAAAGTATTTCTTTAGATTATAGAGCCATTCAGCTTGACCAAAAAGCTATAGATGAAGAAAAAAGAATTGTTAGTGTAGGTGTTTCAAGTGAAGAACCTGTAAAAAGACAATTTGGAATGGAAGTAATGGATCATACAAAAGAAAATATGAACCTAGAATTTTTAAACTCTGGTCGTGCGCCTTTATTATTAGATCACGATATGGAAAAGCAAATCGGAGTTGTGGAATCTGTTGAACTAGACGAAAATGCTCGAAGATTAAGAGCATCTGTTCGCTTTGGAAAAAGTGAAAAGAGTTCGGAAGTGTTTAACGATGTCGTTGATGGGATAAGACAGAATATTTCTGTAGGTTATCGTGTCGACAAAAAAGTAGAACGCGAAGATGATCCAGAAGATTATTATCGTGTTGCGACTACACCAATGGAAATTAGTATTGTTTCAATCCCTGCAGATCAGTCAAGTCTTGTTGGTGTTGGTCGTTCTAGTTCCGAAACATTAAAATCAACCATTCAGATTAAGGAGAATAATATGTCTGAAAATATCGATCTTGATGCAGTAAGGCAAGAAGCAGCCAAATCAGCATCAAAAAATGCTAAGGACATAATGACTTTAGCAAGAAAGCACAATAAGGCAGACTTAGGTGAAGCTGCTTTAGGTCGTGGAATTGACATTGCCGAGTTTAGAGGTGAACTTCTAGACGTTATTGGAAATGACAAGCCACTTGATACACCTGTAAATGTGATTGAAGAAGCATCTAAAGAAAAAAGAACTTATTCTTTAGGAAGAATGATTCAAGCACAAGTAACAGGTGATTGGAAAAATGCAGGCTATGAAAGAGAAATGTCAGAAGAAATAGCTAAAAGAACTGGTAAGCAATCACAAGGAATGTATGTTCCAGATTTTGCTTGGCGTTCTGGTGTTATGACAACTGCAGCCACAGGTGGTATCTCTGGTGAGAATGTAACAGATCAGTTTGTTCCAACAATCCAAAGAGGTGACTTGTTCATAGAAGCACTAAGAGCAAAGCAAGTAATGTCAAACTTAGGTGTTACTTATATGGGTGGTCTAACTAATAGAATTAGAATACCTAAAATTGCAACAGGTGCAGCAGCAGGTTTTGTTGAAGAAGCAGCAGATGTTTCAGACCAAAGTCCAACAGATGCAGGTGTAACATTACAACCTAGAACATTAGGTGCATTTGCAACTATGTCTAGACTATTAATGTTAGAAAGTGTTCCTGCAATCGAGCAGATTGTTCAAGATGACCTTTTACGTTCTATTGCTGATAAGATTGAATATCATGCAATAAATGGTTCTGGTGCTTCTGGACAACCAACTGGAATTCTAAACAATTCAGATGTGAATAATTTAGATATTTCTGCAGGTACAGACGTTGCAGCCTTAACTTGGGCAGATATAACAGACCTTGTTAAGTTAGTTGAAGAAGATAATGGAGTTGTGAATGCAAATACATTAGGTTTCTTAACTAACCCTAAAGTTAAAGCTAAAATGGCAAATACTGTTAAAGTTGGATCAACAGATAGCATTATGTTATTGAATGACCCTTGGAATGCCATTTATGGTTACAAGGCAGAGTTTACTAACAATGTGCCATCAGACCTAGACCCGGGTGATGGTGGATCAGATGCATCAGCAATGATCTTTGGTGACTTCTCACAGTTAATGGTGGGATTATTTGGCGCACCATCAATCATAGTTGACCCATATTCTGGTTCAAAGTCTGGTGATGTGACTATAAGTGTTATGCAAGAAGTTGACGTTGCATTAAGAAATGCAATATCATTTGCTAAGACAGATGAAATCTCAACTGCTTAATTAGCATAATAAATTGGGAGTGGTTTTCGGATCACTCCCATTAACTATTACGAGGTATTTATGAAAATTAAAATTTTAGAAAAATGTTATATCGGAACAAATGGTAATATGTTTGCAGGTGAAGAACATGACATTGATGATAGAATTGCAAACAAATTAATTACTAGAGGTTTCGCAGAAGAAGCTAAAGCTAAAAAAACAAAAAAAAGTATTATTAACAGAGCAGTTAAAGCATTAGAAACACCAGAGGATGAGTAATGGCAGTTGAAAGTGCAGCAGATCGATTATTATTCTTAGAAGTAGATGATTTTGGAACTACTGCAAGCTATACTGTTCAAGGTGGTTCTGCTGCTAATATAACTGGTATATTTGATAACGAATTTATAGAGGTTGATGCAGGTGGTAGTGTGGGAGTTGCAATTCAGCAACCTCGATTTTTATGTAGAACTGATGATGTTTCTAGTGCTACAGAGGGTGATGCTATAACAATTTTAGGTGTGGCTTATACAATTAGGATTGTTCAAGATGATGGAACTGGAATGACAACTTTTGTATTAGAGAAAAACTAGTGGCACATTTAAGGAATCAAATTAGAGATGCTATGGTTACAAGGTTGACTAATCTAACAACTACAGGAACTAATATTTTTAGATCAAGAATATATCCATTAGAAAGTAATAATCTTCCGGGATTATGTATATTTACAAAGTCAGAAGTTACAACTTTTGATACATTAACAAGACCTAGATCAATAAATAGGGTTTTAG